ATGACAAAATTATTTTAAACTTTAGATGTCCTTCATATTCAGATATCTCGGAAATAGGTGAAAAACAAATCGATTACGATTACTTAATCGACCTTTCAGTCAAATGCTTGACTAAAATAACAACTGAGAGTGAAGTAATCGATATGGATCATTCCAAGCATGAACAAATTAAAGACATGATTTTGAACCTGACGACAAAGGAATTCAATCATATAATTAAATTCTTTGAAAATATACCAACTTATGAGTATGAATACAGTTATACAACATCAGATGGTACTGACAGAAACATAGTAATTTCAGGGATAGAAGATTTTTTCATATTTGCCTCAGCGATATAAGCTTAATGTCACATATGCAACTGAACTTTCAATTGATGCAGCACCATAAATATTCTTTGTCTGATATTGAAAGTATGCTGCCATGGGAAAGAGACATTTATGTAGATCAGCTGAGGCAATATCTAGAAGAAGAGAATTTGAAGATGATGCAAGATAAGATTAACATAACTAGCACCAGAAGAAGATGAGTAAAAGAAAAGAAAAGTTTTTTAAACTAAAGGATAAACTTGAAAGAATATTTTTCAAGAAATCTATAACTATAGTACCTAAAAAATTAAAGATAAATCTTATCCAGCCGTCTTATCCAGAAATTGATAACTTAAACATAAACAAAGTTTTTGATAAATCCCCAAGTATTATCAAAACTAGAAAAAATAAATTTAAATTATCAAATAATATAATCAAGAAAAATAAGATAGATTTCAAACCTTTATCTTACTATGAATATTCTTCAAATAGCAAACCAAATTTACCACAAAATAATGTTCAAAATAATTTAGAATCTTCAAAAAATAATATAAATTATAAAAAATTGCTTAAATCTAATAAACTTGAAAATACAAAAACTGTAAATTTAGAAGAAAATAATTTAAGTGGTAATTATAAAAATTATATAATTTCAAATAAAAATAATAAAATATCAACAAATATAGTATCTCTAAAACCAATAGATTTTAAATCAAAGGTTAATAGTGTAAATTTAAATAAAAATAATAGTTTGGAAACACAATATAAAGATTTTATAATATCTGATAAAAAATCAAATACTGTTTATAGACAAACAAATAAACAAAAAAATCTTGATAAAACAAATCACATTGAGTTGAAATATATTGAAAAACCAAAAGATCTAAAATTTGTAGATGAAAATAATATAGGAAATTTATCGGAAGAAATAGATTTAAATGATATAGTTGCTCCAACCAAAGAGCAACTTATCAATATTAAAAAATATATCTTATCAAATAAACTACCAGAGATACAATCTCGGAATAGTTTAAAATCTCAAACAAATATAAGAACTGATAAAAATATTAAGTTGAAAACAAATACAAAAATTAATTCAACTAAGAGATCTAACAAAGCAAGCAGCGAACTAGATCGTTCTTATAATGTTGTAAAAACAAACAAATCACCAATTGGTAATGTTGAAAGTGATGAAAATTTACTTGAAAGTAAACCAATTTTTATTAAAAGAAAACCAGTGTTTGTTCTTCCAGCATTCATGGGTGGTACAACTACCCCATTAGAGGAAAGCATCATAGGAAAAATTCACGCAGGAGAAACTGTAGTTCCAGCAAAACAATCAAATATCGTTGAAGGAAAGTTCAACAAAAATGACAAGTATAAAGATATAAAAGCTCCAGAACCACAGACAAAATCATACGATGAGCACTCGAAAACATCAGAAAAAAATAACGAACAAGAAAAAAAGTCCGAACAAGAAAAAGCCAAAGAGGTCGAGCAAAAAAATAAACAAAACCAAAAAGAAGATATAAACAAATTAAGAAACATGTTTAATTTTATTAATTTGCCACAGCACGACATTACACAAAATAGAAGACAACCTTTGTACTATAGAAAGGTTGAAAAAAGCAGAATGCCCCCCAAATGGAGGGCATCCCACGGTTAATTTAACTATTTAACTTAAGCGTTCTTAAACTGCTCAAAGTATTCCAGTGCATCAATTTCCTCTTCTGGTTCATTCTTTGATGCCTTTTCCTTCAAATTTGATTTCTTTTCAGAAAAATCAGACTCCGAATAATCTTCAGCAGTCTTGGCAGTATCTGAGGCTACACCTCGGATATCTCCACCAAGAACATCCTGTAGACGCTTCTTGAGTTCATCGTATGACTTGAAATTCTTCAAATCGATGAATTCCGAAAGATTATAAAGAGAATCGTATACATCCTTCATCTTTGCCTTATCACCATTGAGTAGCACTGACTGAGAGTCGAATTCCGACTTGTCGTAGTTTGTATAACCACCGACCTTACGAATCTTCAACTTAAAGTTAGCACCAGTGATAAAATTAAATGGATCGAATGGATCTTCATCCTTGAATTCTGGCTTTGCCTTTTCCTGAATCTTGTCAAAAATCTTTTGACCATACTTGAAAAGGAATACCTTTCCTTCATTCTGTGGATTTGCCTCATCCTTGATTACAAGAATATTTGAGATGTAATTTGCCTTACGCTTACGCAAACGAGCAATATTCTTATCTTCTTCAGAACCAGTATTCCAAAGTTGTGTATTTAGTTCACTTACTGGATCTTTTTCACCAATTGTTGTTAGTGAATTTTCGATATACCAGCCACCTGGACCTTGAAATGCATGGGAAAATAACTTAACATAAGAATCGTTTTGACCCTTCGCATTTGGGAGGAAACGAATAATGGCAAAACCATTACCCATCTTGTCCTGTTCTGGTCGCCAGAACCGATCATCCTTGTAATCTTTCTTGGATGATTCGTCTAGCTTCTTAATTAGATTTTGAATACTGTTTTTTGAGTTGTTGATAAAATCATTAAATTCCATATTTTTTCCTTCCTGAAGAACTACTTCAGCCTGAAACAGCGGGAACTCCCCGCTCCGTAATTATACTATAAATATATAGGTTTGTCAAGAGAAAGGTAGTTTGTTCTTTTTTCCCCTGATAAAATTTTTATCAGTAAATTCTTCTTCCAATTTTTCAATTATGGGTCTTGTCAGAAGCTTTTTTACAATAGAGTGGTCCATAGAGTGGTCTGTTAATACCTGGTCTACAGCATCTATATAGCAGTAATTTTTATTTTTAACATACTCCTCAACGCTTTTGGAGAACTCTTCTTTAGTTATATGAAAAATCATTTGTATAGTTTATATATATTTTATAAGGATTAGATATGTCAACAGCAGATACGAATAATAATATTATTATTACAACCTACAATTCCACAGCAGTACTTGCAACTGAATATGCAACCAGTGGAGAAGGACTCTCACTCGCACATTTACCTCTTTATAAAATTGCTTGGGGTAGTTCGGGAGAAGGTAAAAGAGTATCTGAAACATATCCACTTCCTGTACAAATTTTGGGTGTAACTTCTAATTATTTGGGGGTAACATTCGGACCAATCACTGGTTCTGTAAATGTATCAAACACTACAAATGGTTTCCTAGTAGTTGGTGGTCCATCTGGAACGATACCAACAAATTATAAGGCTATACCAGTAACTGGCTATGTTCAAGGTGCTACAAACGGTATTTTACTAGGTGTTACTGGAAATGTCAAGATACTAGACACAACAACGATACAAGGAGTTAGTGGTGGATATGCTGTTGGAGTCACTGGTGGAAGACATCTAAAGAGTGGAACTGATTCGGTAACTGTAACTGGATATGTTGGAATCTGTGGTGGATTTGGTTTATCTTCCGCAACAGATAGCGTTAGAGTTTATGGACATGATGGTTCCCAAAAACCACCGATTAGATTGTTTGCCTCCGATGGAACAACTTTAGGCTACTCTGGGGACGCTCTCAATGTCAATGTAATCGGCGCAGGAATTAGCGCAACGGTCACCATCAATCCAGTAGTCGGAGTCACTAACGGAAACGGATTGCCTCTAAAGGTCATTGGAAGCGGTGTAACGAGCGATTACCCAATCATCGTAAAGGGTATGATTGGTTCTGGTGCTATAGAAGTAACAGCCACATCATCATTGCCAGTTGGAGTTACTGGAACTGTAGTAATCGATGATGCTGATATTATTACTTCTCTAGAATCAACATCTAAACCAATAGTTTCAAATCTAGCAAGTATTAAAACAAACACATCAATAATAACAACAATAAATGAAAAATTGTCTGGTGTTGGTGTAAATGCTAAGATTTCCGAAATCTTAAAACCAACTAAAATGTTGAGTGGTGTCAAAGCGGCTACATCTACAGCATCACTTCTATATACTGGAAATTTTGCAATCAAGACAGGTATTCATATCAAGTCTCCAGTTACAAACACCGAAACAGTTTACATTGGAACTAGCAATTTATCATCTAGCACTATAAATGGATATCCACTAGAACCAGGAGAATCTATATTCCTAGAAATAGACAACATCAATAAAATATATGTTCTCGCAGCATCAGGTACACAAAATGTACATTTCATAACATCGTAATATGATTTCCAAATCATCATATACCCGAAATAAAAATTTACCGCTCGGGCAAGAGAAGGAAACTGCACTTGTCCGAACTGGTTCTTTTTATGGTCTAAAAATAGAAGGAGTTAGGTTGGAAAATTCCACTCTCAAGAGAGGAATAATATCAACTCCTAATTTTTATTTTTACGACAATCAATCAAAGGTTATGGTCGATTTTTCAGATTTTAAAAATGTAATAGAAGATGTTTTAGTCAAAGATTTCTTTGCTTTGAATTTAACTGGAAATACATTTGAACTCAAAAACGCTGAATGGTTGAATCCAGATTTAACAAACAAAAAGATAAACCTAAATGGAACATATACATTTGATTCATTTAAAAATAATATATTATTTGCAAATGTCTCATCTGTGGATTCCATCGACACAGATCTAAACAGATACGATAAAAGCTTCTTCAAGACAACACCAGATTTAGTATTTTCAGTCTCAGCGTCTCAGGGGGATACTAAATTATTCAGTATCGTTAATTATCTTGGAGAAAATTCTAAAAATTCTTTCAACTATTTGGGTGCTGTTCCTGGAGATTATATAAAGATAAACAAATCAAATAATAAGTACGAAATTTATGATTTGTTTAAAGATGAAGAAGGAAAAGAAATATTAATCATAAAGGGATCGTTAACTGCCGAAGATAGAGTAACATCGATAACAGATGTTTCACTTTACCTTCACAATCCCGATAGAATTCAAAAAGCAAATTACGACAATGAAAAAATAGGTAGATGTAATGTTCTAGTCAATGGAGTCTCTCAATGTTTTGACTCAAACACACAATATCAATGTGCTTTGAGAAATAACTCTAAAACAAAAGCAATTTCATCGTTTGTCCAAGGTGATTTCTGTGAAGAAGAAACTGCTGTTGTCCAGAGAACAACAGCAGTTGAGCAGTTGACTGAAATTAGTAGAAGCACAAACGAAATATTAACGCAAGTTATCTCTAAGACTAATTTCTTTAGATAAGATTTCTTTCCTTAGTTGGGAATAATTCGTATCTTATCGCAAAATAGTGTTTTAGTTTTTCAGCAATAACTAAATCTGTACAAATAACGCATAATAGGACATTATCATTTTCTACTTGATAATATCCTATTTTTACATCATCGATTTTTCCAATATCAATTTTAGGTTTTCCACCAAAAACTTTGAAGTCGTAGTTGAAACTTAATTCATACATCATTATTATTTAGAAAAACAAAAAAGGCTGGATTTCTCCAGCCTTTTTTTTACTTATTGTTCTTTCGTGGATTTGCCACATCTTCGATTCGTTCATGTAGGTTTCTTTCAACTTGATCAAGTGAAAGAGTTACATCATTGATCCTTGAATAAATTTTAGAATCTAGATCGTCGTAATTCTCATCAATTCTACGCTCGGTACGATCAATACTATCATATACATCTCGGAATCGGTCATCTAGTAAATATTCATTTACCTTTTGATCCTTCTTATTCCATTCATCGAAGAATAGGGCACTAAAAAGGCATGAGATGGCAGTGTAGAATGCAAACTTCTGAGGGAATGTTTCTACTCCAGATGCATCACAAATTGCGGAAAAAACAAAGGCTGAAAAGCCAACAGTAATAAACATGTACTTAAAATTATTCATAGTTCTCCTTAAAAACATCCCTGAGAGGATTCGAACCTCTGACCACTTGCTTAGAAGGCAAGTGCTCTATCCAACTGAGCTACAGGGATATGACACGCTATTATAGCATGTCTCCATATCTCAGTCAAGTGCTAACTTGAGATCTGGAGTTTCGATCTTATTCTGTGGAATAAAGAGATTATTCACAACGACAGAAAGATAATGATTCTTCAGATCATCCATTGGAGTGCAAACAAAAACAAAATTATTCTTTGAAATCAGCAAACCTTCCTTGATGTCAGCATATGGTAGCCAACGAGCAAACATTAGCTTTCCCTCTGGTCCAGGAATAAGAATAGCAGGATTCTTAATCTTATAGAAAACTCCATCTGAATTTTCTACAGTTTCAAACGAACAAATAATCTCTTCACCCGAATTCAAACGCAAAATATTAATTTCACTCATTTTTTTATTTTCTCACTTACAATTGCCAATTATTTTATCCCAAAATGAGCATTTTGGCGGATGCTCTAGGGGCCAACAAGTTGTATTATTTTCTGGAATAAACTTTAAATTTTCTTCATCAAATATTCTTTTTGATGCTTTCACGATTTCTTTTTCTGTAAACAATAAATCAATACATCTACCATCAACTTCAATTTTTGTAAAATATAATTTTTTATTATCCATAATAGGAGTAGAAAGAGTTGAACTTTCTAATATTTATATTGATTTCTATTCTATGACGATCCTAAGTGTGAAATATTTTTTCGCATTATAGCGTAATCTACGCTCGGTGGATCTGAAATCAATAATAGTATTAAACCCATACTCCCACTACTATTTATCTTGTATTTCGTAAAAAATCTCAACTAATGGTATATCATTAATATTATGGACAATTATATTCTTAGCAAATTTATTTTTTAATACTTCCTGTCCTACAAATATTTTAGGACCACCTTCAAATTCTACTATAAAAAGATTTTCTTGTTCTGAATCAGAATATCCTTTTCTTATAAAGGCTGATGGACCAAAAATATACAATATATTTTTTTCTTCGTCTTCATAGTAAAGACGATCATCATCAAATTCAGATTTAGTATTGATTATGAATTTTTTAGATTCAATAATTTCTTCTAAAGTCATATATTAAAATACGCCGTCTAGGATTCGAACCTAGTCTTACCCGATTATAAGTCGGGCTGAGGTAACCAAGACCTCCCACGGCGCGTTGTGCACATTATACCATGTTATTATTGTCTGTCAAGGAGATCTTGCACTTTTTATTGTTCACATGACCGTTCTCATTCTTCATGAAGTAATTACTCTTCT